AAAAATCAAAAATGTTTTTTGATTTCTTAGTTTAAGACAATTAAGTCAATTTGTTTGAAATTTAAGACAATTAAGTCAATTTGTTTGTTTTTTAAGGATTAATGGGAATTTTGGAATTTTGTTTTCACGCACGCACGCTTCACGCAATCTCACGCTGCCGACTGATGCCCTTGGCTCACAATCCCCGTTTCACTCTGCTCTCCTTGCCACAATTCCAGAATTCCCAGTTTCAATCTGTTTTTACTTCAATCCTTGCCGAGTGAAATGCCTTATCCACTTGCTCTGGTGTCCCAGAATTCTCACAGCGACACTGAATGAATACAACACTCTTCTCAGACTCCACATAAATCCAGAATTTTCCGGGACTTAATGCTAAGTCGTGCGGCAATTTGTACCACTTCTCAGTCTCTTTCACGCTGTAGCACAACATTGCTATTCTGTGTCCCAGTGAATCACTGTATTTGGCTTTGTCGGTGTCGTAATAAGTTCCACGACGCTTGTCGTAATTGAAGGCGTGTGGGATTACATCCACCAGTGTGCCAACAAATCCCCACATCCATCCAATTATGGGTGGATTGCCCGTCGCTATGAATTCTTTATATGCGTTTATGTAGCAGTCGCCAATGGGTCGGTCGGCTTTGGGACGATTCTCAATCGTCACTACATTGCTAACCTTGAATGGCTTAGACGGTACAATTCGCTCCCAGATTTTCTTAATCGCTATATTCACCAACATTAACTTACAGTCTGTGTTAAGTATCTCATTTGCTTCTGCGCTCAAATACGCTCGTGCCATCGCGTTTGAATCCGCTCCAGTCGCCTTTGCGATTTCACGAATGGCGGCGAGTCCCTTGCCCAGTGTCGTTTCCCGCATTGAAATGCCTTCGTCGCGGATGGTTAATAGTTCCTTGCCAATCGTGCTCATTGTAAGAATAAATGTTTGAAAGAATGAAATGCTCGTATGAATGAATTGTTGCCACCCTTACTGCCCACCACCCCGGCTGACACCTTTCAATTTTTTCGTCAATGACTGTCTATTTTAATCATAACATAGAGGCAAATCGTGCTCGGTTAGAAGATTATAGAAGTTCATTAATCCACATCCTATCTGTCCTCCTTTTAATTTATCCTTTTCTTCGGCATCCGTTTCTACTTCTTTTTTATCTTTAAATATATTCTCTGATTGATTCTTTGATATACGAAGTCCGTAGTTATTTATTCTGCGTGGTAATTTTGATAATAGTCCTTCTTTCATAATTAACTTATTTGACTTCTTGAATGAGTTATAATTAACTTGATGATGTATTCTACCAAATCTTTTTGTCACTTTAGCAACATCTGGATGTTGGTCTGCTAAACTCTTCGCTTTCAAATATAACGCATTTTTAACAGAATAAATAGTATCTGTATTTCCACCCTTTTGAGATAATGTCATAAGTTTGTTAGATGTAAAGGCATTAAATTGAATTGTACAAAATCCCGCTTTCAACACTCTTAAACTTAAATCAGTGTCTTCATTATATCTACCTCTCCATCTAAATGGAATATCATTATTTACTAAAATTGACGAATATACTCTGCTATTTAATATCACTGGTTTCGTATCTACTCCAAACGAAAACATAGAATAGTTGTGACCAGATAGCATCACATTTGTGTAACGGTCTGTATAATCTTCTACTGCTCTAAATACTGCCCCACTCTTACATAACTTTCGCTCATCGTGATAATTTCTTGCGTATCCTCTTATATTGTCATCTAATACCCAATGTCTTTTATGACCCGCTTTTTTAGAATGGTCTAATACAAAGTTTCTAACTGGAATGCTACCAGCATTTTTCTTTTGATATGAATCTGGCAAAATTAATATCTTATCTTTACTTATTACTTCAGCATATTTATCATATTCTTGCTTCTCTACTACAATCTTATATGGAATGCCAGCCCATTCTAAATATCTGCTTGTTAATCGTTTCTCCCATCTACCTTTTGAAATTACATATATCGGATATTTAGGAGTTAATTTTGGTCCAACCCATATATCATCTATATTTGGAGATAATTTTTCAATAGGTCTTTCTGGATACCAAAATGACGATGTAGTTGCCCGAATGTTAATTCCTTTTTCAGCCAATCGTTTTTTAAATTGTTTTGCTAATCTATTAGTTTTTGAAGTAAATAGATAAATATATTTTACATTATTCCATTCTGGATTTGGTCCATACGCCGGCATATTATACCAATCAATTCCTTCCAATATTTTTGATTGCGAGGGTACTTCATAAGTATGAGGTTTTATATCTGACTGGGTAGCAATCCCTAGCGCCGATTGATTAGAACGAATCAATGATAAGAAACTGGATATATGAGTAGTGCCATAGAAACTCACAGTAGTCCGCTGATAATCGCCAAGATTATCCGGGTAAAACTCATCGCTTAAAAATACGGCTGGATATCTCTGAACCATTTTACTATTTTGTAAGAAATTTTTGATTAAGCAAATACACCACCAATCAACTCTTCTATATCATCTCCCATACCAACTGCTCTAACATTCGGTATTCTTGCTCCCTCTTTCTGGTTATAGAAAATTATTGTATATCTGTCACCTTTGAACGGTTGCGTCTGATGAGGAAGTATGGCACCATTAAACATAACCGGATTATCGTGTATATCAATCAATGTCTTATTAGAACCATCTGGATTAAATACATATAAACCACCATCGGTATAATCCCCAATACCAACTATAACACTCATACCAACGTTTTGTGTATCAGTGTGCTTTTTCGCTTTGACACCCACATTTAATGTAATCGCACTGTAATGCCAATTTTTAGGCACAACAGTATTGCCCAGAGCAACAAGTGCTTTGAATAATTCTGTGTGCTTTTTGTTTGCTGCGAACGGCTTGAATCCACTTCGCGTTTTGCCGAAACCAAAGTTTGTCGTTCTTCCTACTGTACCTATAATCATATCTCGCTGAACAACTCGTACTTGCCCTTCTTTTGGATGTCCCTTTGGATACAACACACTCTTCTTGATTTTTGGAATTGTTACTTTCTCAACCTCTTCAATGAATTTTGCTTTTGCTGTTTCAAATGGAGGTCTTGTCTTCAATTTAATTAACACTGGAGAATCTTGGTCTTCTGGAATCTTAACCATTTAATAAAGAGTGGGAATTTTGGAATTCTGTTTTCACTCACGCACTGTTTGTGGGAGCCTTGGCTGGGCGATGGACTTGCTGGGAGCCGGAGGCTCAATGAGCCCGTTGGGCTGACCACAATTCCAGAATTCCCACTTAACCACGAGCCATTCGTGCCATTGTAAATGCTGCCTCTAATGCCAATACATCTTCCAATACTTGTTTTCCATATGTATGTTCTATCACATTCCTTGAAATCTCTTCGCTGTTTGCCAGTCTTAAAGCAAACAATTGATGTAAAACTCCAACATAAAATTCTCGTCTGCGATTAATTCGTGCTGGCAATGCTTGCTTCGGCATCAAACGCTCAGCCCGGCGACGCTTCTCTTCTTCGTCATCGCTGTCACTTCTATCACCCGGAGATATATGCCGTCTCAAACTAAACATCCCTCCACTCAATACCTCTTTCATTTCCTTCTTCTGTTCAGATGCTTCCTTCTTTAATTCCTTCTGTGTGCGACCAAGCAACTTTGTTAGTTTCTTATGCTCTTTTTTGAATGCCTTTTTCGGCATTAACACAACATCATTAAACACTTCGGTAGAATCCATATCTAAAATATAAGAACAAAAATAAATGTGGAGCAGAGCAGTTAATACATTCATTTTGGGAATTGAGAATCGTATGGTATTTAGAATTCCAGCAGAAAAGAACCTAATGGTCTTGAAGTTTGAATACAATGAAAACAATGAAGAATTTGTCATTGAGGCAATGCGCATCAAAAATAATTCTACGCCCGATGTATATGGCGCGATTAGAAGTGAAAGAATTAGCGGATATGCGGGCGCTGGAAGAACTGGCACACCGAATGAGTATGAAGACCGGCGCAACACCGAAACACGGTAAAAGCAAGATGCGTGGCGGTGCGGATGCTTTTCAGCGCAAGGTTGGAGGTGCGCGTGCTGCGACTCTTCTGCCCTCAGCCCGACCGGCTGTGAAGGCAATGGCGGATGTGCGAGCGCTGGAGGAGGAGGCGGAACGAGCGAACCCGATTCGGGGCGGTTATGTGGGGTCAATGGGACTGAGCCGATTCAAAGGCGGTCTCAAATCAATACCTATGCGACGCGCCTTATCTAAACGCGTTGATGCTGACATCGCAGCCAGACCTAGTATCCATAATATGTTGGAACAGATGGAATCTGATATGCCATCTGGTGAATATGGCTATGCTGGAATGGCTGGTGGCATTAACACTGGACAGTATGAGGGTGAAGGTCACCTACATATCTTACACGAGTCTGATTCTGATTCTGATTCTGAGATGGAGGGGGCTGGAGTAATTAGCGACCTAGGCATCCCGGTTATCAGCGACCTTGCCGGAATGTTTGGTCTTGGTAAGCGACCCAGCAAGAAAAAGTTACTCGGATTGCTACAGCGCATTAAAGACACTGACCCAAAAAACGCCGCGAAGGCTGAAGAACTTATGATGAAACTCCAGACCAGTCAGCGAATGAAAGGCTCCGGCATTCTTGACAATATTATGTCATTCCTCAGTTCGCTGTTTGGAAGCAAGAAATCTGAAGCACCCAAAGCAGCACCTAAAGCAGCACCCAAAGCAGCACCGAAATCCGAAGAATACGCTTCGTCTGCTCCAGCATCCAGTGCTGTAGAACGAGCAAAATCAGAATTAGCCGAAATGGGGATTAATTCTCTGTCTGACTTCAAAAAATGGTCGCTGCGCAATCACCCCGATAAAGGTGGCGATACTGCCGCATACGGGCGTGTCAGTGGTTTAGCATCCACCGCATTTAAAGGAATGGGAAAAATGCGCGGTGGTACTTCTGCTCGTGGTGAAATTGTAAAACGAATTATGAAAGAACGCGGATGTAGTCTTGGTGAAGCCAGTCGCATTGTTAAATCAGAGAACTTGTATTAAAAATGATTTTTGCCATTTTATTTTAGTTTTTACTATTAGAAAAATGTCAGCCTTTGGTACGAAAAAACTCGGTGGTGATGTCGGAGTACAACTTACATTTCCAACGGTTTTTGAAGATACTTTCGCTGCCTTTCAGCCGCGAAATATTGCCTACGCAAACTCGGTACGACCCGCGCCGAAAGTCCTCCCCGCCGGAGATGACCTACAAGCCCTTTATCACGAGCAGAAGCGTATTGATGCGCACCGACGGGCACTCAATGCTGTACGAGATACAGCGGCATCCCACTATCGTGCGAATCACGGACACGCGGGCTACTACGGACTTCCTCCGGTAATGCTCAGTCAGCGACGATTTGCTAATCCCAGCAACGGCAGTGGCGGTATTGGCGGCGATATTTACCCCGCTCGTCGCGATGCTTCTGATGCTCCTTTCCATTGCGTCCGTGGCGGTATGGTCGGCGGTGTGCTTCGCACAGCAGAAGGACAGCGTTACGGCGTTGCTAAGTTGCGTGACCGCATTCGCCAACTCAACAATATTGACCAAGCCGAATCCGCATTTAAGGCGCTTTCAGTCGCTGAACAAGCAGCAGAACCAGTTGTAATTGAAGAACGCGTCACACAAGGATTTCAAGCACCCTCCGGTCTGACAATTGACCTCCTAGGATTACTTAATGCCATTGATGACAGCATTGAAGTTTTTAAAGGTCAAGACATTGACCGATTAGCTGGAAAACAAGGTACTGAATTTATCAAAACTTTACTGCGATATGGGGCAATTGCTAACCGAGAAGAACTTGAAGCACTTTTTGAACAGTTGGAATTTATTGTAGATTCTTTGATTCCCCACTGGCTCGGTGCTGCTTCGGAAAAACTGGAAGATGAACAATCAGAAGAAGATGTATATTCAGCATATCCATTTTTTAGACGCTTAGCACTTGATTTAACAAAAGCCTTTTTGTATGTCAAGGCGATGTTATCAACAGTAAATTTGTCAGCAGCGGAACGGAAAAAAGCGTCTCAAGCCTCTCAAAAAACACTAGGAATTGGAACTTCAAAAATAGGAGTTGAAGTAAAAAGTTTTTTTGATAGATATGAAAACGATTTTGACAATGTGGTAGATGAAAATGAAACTGACGAAGATGAAAACGAAACTGACGAAGAATTTGAAGAATTGGCTGATGCTTTTAGAGGAGCGCCTCCTAGAAGGGGTCGCGGTCGTCCTCGTGGCGGCGCTCGTCCTCTTGCGTCCCGTGCTACTGTCCCTAGTCGTCCAACTGGAATGTCTGACCGTTTTACACCCAATGCTCCAACTCGTGAAGACACATTAGCCCGTGAATATGGAATGAAAAACGCACGGTTTGACCGTGATGTGCGTCAAGCATTTGGTGACCGTAGTGGCGCTTATCTAGGCGACCCATTTCACGGCAGTACTCCAGCCGAAATGGCACGAAATGGAATGCGCAAAACACAAGTTGAATCTGTACGATTGCCAGTGGGTGAAGCACCGCAAGCAGCGCCCACAATGCCAGATATCCCAGCCAAACCAGTCGCTGAAGCCGCAGCAAAAGAAGGAATGGGCAAACGCAAAGGGCGCGGACGCAAACCTAAATTTCCTACAAAATCTGCTGTCTCCCTTACTCGGGCTATGCTTCCAAAAGACCGCGAAGGATTCGTGGCACTTGCTGAAGAATTGCGTGGCAAAGGTCATCCGATTCGCGTTAATAAGAACAGCAGTCTCAAAAACATCCGTGCTAATTTTATTCGCAAATTTAAACTGTAAGTAATGTAGAATGCCCTACAAATTGCGCAAAGCCCCAAAACGAGATTTATTTTGGGTCGTTGATGAAGATGGCAAACATCATAGCAAAGACCCTATTCACAAAGAACAAGCACAAGCACAAATGCGAGCATTGTATCGTGCTGAAAATATAAAAGGTGGTTACATTGATAGGAAAACATTTGAATGGCGTAAGGAAAAAATGCCCGGCTATTATCGTCCAGAACTTACTTATGAAGAGTATCTTGCTGGTGAAATCGGTGCTGAACAAGCAATCAAAAAAGCAAAAGAGGAACAAGATGCTAAAAATAAAGCATATATGGAGGCTGTCGCTCGTGGTGAAATTGAAGAAGATGTTGCTTGTAATTTAGATAGTAATTTACGATACAATCGTGATGTCGTGCCTAAATCAGAATGTGCCTCACGACACGAACGCAAACGACGCGAAACTATGACACCAGCACAACGCATATTTGACGATATTAATAAGGGTCTTTCTAAGGTGGCTGATTGGTCTGTTGAAAATGTAATTGACAAGTTGCCGGTTGTAGGTCAAGTCGTGGGAGAAACCTATAAGGAATTCGCACCACCCACAAGTAAGTTTTATAAGCCTATGTCTGAAAAGGGCGTTGCTGAACGCATTGCGGACACCGGCATTGCTGTTGCTGAACGCAATATAGAGAAAAAGAAAAACGGGAAAGGCAAACTTTTAAAAGGGGGTATTCGTCGTCCAATTGATAGAAGAGGAATTTCATACCCACGAAGAATTGAACTTCTCTCATTTGCTCTTCATTTGGCACAAACTACTGAAGATGAAGATTTAGACTCGCACATCATAAATCCAGCATTAATTGAAATCAATGCCCTCCCAATTACGCAAGCAGAAAAAGAATATACGAGAGATGCTTATTATTTTGCTTTATATAATCCTACCTTGGCTGATGCGATGGAAGACCCAGACACAAGGGCTCCAACACCAGACCCAGAAGCAGACGAAGACGAACCTACGGGACGAGCACCGTCACCGCCATCAAGTAAACCACCGATTAGACCAACTACACCTAATCCAGACAGTGGAAGCGGTCGCAAAAAAAAAGGAGGCAACAAAGATAAATTAGAAGTTGTAGGAAAAAAGGCAATTCTTAATCCTCGTCCAGTAAAACCAGAAAAACCAAAACCAAAATTATCAAATATTGTAATTCCATTTGATACTTACGATAGAATCTTGCGTCCAGAAGACCTTGCGTGGGACCGCCGTAGAGAAGCAGTAATTCTAAACTATTTATATGGAAGTGGTAAAATAAATCCCAAATTTAAGTCAGAATTACAAGAGTTTGGGATTTCACCAAGCAAATATCTGGCTCAAGCACGCAAGGCTGCCAAAGCAGCCGGGTATAATCCTAAATCTCTTACATTTAGTGATGATGACGAGCATAAACTTATGATTAGCGACGACTCGGGACGATTAGTTCGCTTTGGTCGTGTCGGGTATGGAGACTACTTATTGTGGTCAGTGGCTGAGAAGAAAGGTAAAGTGAAGACTGGGTTTGCGGCGCAGAAGCGGAACACATTTCAAAAGAGCCATTCAAAGATAAAGGGAGATTGGAAGTCGGACAAATATTCGCCGAATTCGTTAGCACTGGCGATTCTATGGTAGCATACGATTCAGTTCGTTTTGCTGGTTCGGGAACTGGTAACTTATCACTATAACTAAATGTTTTAGTTATAGTGCCAAGAAATACGGAATAATCCATTTAGGAAGGAAAGAGATAATTAGAAAGGACATATTACGCTAAGATGCCTTTCTGCCGGAGGGCAGCGACAATCTGCCCAATAGAGTAAGCAGCACCCGCTACGCCGAAAGTCGTATCAGTCGCTACATTGGCAGCACCGCCCGCCGCAACGACCGCAGCCGCCGCAATGGCTTGCGTCGCTTGAGCACTCGGTGCTGTGCCGTGAAAACCTACCAACTGTCCAGCAGCGCCACCTACACTGATACCTCCCGCCGTAGCACACACTAAATCCAAACCGCCCGCACCAGTCGCAGTAATTGCTAAACCACCGGCATCGCCACCACTCAGTGATTTTACACCGGTCAGCGCCGCGTTTTGAAACGAAGTTGAGCCATCACCAGAAGCGGTCAAACCAGCCGGAGAACCTTTAAGTACTTGAGAAGCAGACATCTTATATTAATTGTTTTGATTTTAAATTTACATTAATCGGGAGGCAAGAGATTTCTTTGAATGGCTGCCCGCACCAGTGCCAGCGCCAGTGCCCGCACCAGTGCCAGCGCCAGTACCATAACCAGCGACTTCCAGACCCTTCTTAACCAATGAGCCAATGGGCTTAGTGGCTTCGTACGCGTCCTTTGCGCGGCTGAGGATGTTGGACAGCGAGCCGAACGACAGACCGCCGACCATACGCTCCAGCGCAGAGCGCACCACCATAGGCGCAACGGGCGCACCAATGATGTCTTGCTCGGACAGCACGCCCTTGATGATTCGGGAAGAGCCGCGGATAGACTCAAAGAAACCAGAGTTAGCCGTAATTACGAACAACTGAGGAGTGATGGCAGAATCATACGTATTCTTCACGGTCAAGTTGAACTGAAGAGTGAAGTTGCCAACCAGCGATGGGGCTTGACCAGACTGTAGAGTAATGTCTTGAGAAGGCTTCAGTACTAAGAAACCGCCAACCGCCGGGAGGACTTGACCTTGCTGAACCGCACCATAACTTCCGCTGGCTGTGTGAATCTGACCAGACCAAGAGTTAAAGTCCATTTCCAGACCGTTCTTCACCGACATACTGTACAGTTCCTCAGCAGTATGAGACGACAGCAGACCGCTGAAGTTATCAAAGTTGATAGACAGAGGATTCACCACATTGTCCAGAGAAGTCGCCACGGGCAAATACCAATCGGCTTGAGTGTTATCTACCACCGGGGGCACAACACCGGGCTGAGTATAGCCTCCAGCGGGCTTAACATAAATAATCAGCAAATCGGGAATCTGGGGCAGCGTGATTGTCTGGCTCTGAATCTGACCAACAGCACCAGCGGCAATCGTGGAAGAACCAGTTGTGATGTAACGAGGGAACTCCATATAGGGCACCACAGACTTAGGAGGCAGAGGTACATCCAGAGAGGGCGTAAGGAACTGTACATTCACGCGAGAGTTCTGGAAAATTTGCCCACCAGCCACATTGGTGTTGTACTGTACATTGCTGACTGCGCGACCAGCACGGCTTGTGGAGCGAATGACTCGTGCCGGGCTGGGCTGTAAGTTCATAATCAACTGAATGTTGTTGATACCAAACAGACCAGTGTCCCACTCGTGCTCGTCCGCAAACACAAAGGGAGACAGCACCAGCGGCTCGGTCGTCTGCCAACGGAAGAATAGCGTGTATGACGCTGCGGCTGCGCCGTTCTCCACCGGCACACCATTCACAGCGTCGTAATCGGCACCGCCGTACGCCGGAGCAGCAGTGCCAAGAGGATTGCCCGTGGGGTCAGTAAATACAAGGTTGTACCACGAGCCGTTTGGCACATTGTCGTAATCCGTCGCAACGTCGTAACCTCCAATGGGGTTATTCACAGTCGCAAACGCATCGTCGTACGACAGATACTTGTCCAGCATCGTCGGGCAAGTGCGCTGTAGGCGATTCTTCTTGCCCATCGTCAGCCGAAGCACCTCCTTCAACACATCTTGAGAGTTAATCACAGAGGTAGTGTCGTTGATGGTCGCAGACAAAGTTGAGCACAGAGAGTTCAGAGGGAAAGCACACAGCGAGAAATCGCGACCGGGAACCGCAATGGGGTCATTAACAGCCAAAGCCGCAGCCGGAGTCACAGTCATAGACATAAAGCACCGAGAAGTCCATTGTAGTTTGCGGTCTACAAATACATTCTCAGAAGGAACATAGATGTTGTAAGTGTGCTGGGAAGAGGTAGCAGCAATGGCTACAAAAGGAGCATTGGTCAGCGATAGAGCACCCTTCTCAACGGCATACTTCGGGCGGCTCTGGACGATGCGGCTATCCAGCACAGCGAGTTTCTCAATATCGGCGGACATTTATAACAAGGTCTGCGGATTTAATTGCTAATTGAATTAACTCGCGGGATTCTGGACTTCAAACAATGAATTAATATTCTTTTCCTTCAACTCCTTTTTTGCGGAACATAATCTTAAGGCTCACGGAAGATAGATTGTACATTGACACCGGGTACAACTGATTGTTAAGGCGATTCTTCCAGAACACTTGTATATCAATGTTGCGGAGTTCTTGTTTGCTCGCCGCAAAGTCCGCCATACGGTATTCAGCGTTCGGAGCATAGTAGATGAACTGGCGGTAATCGTCGGCTCCCCCGGTGCTTGTGTCCAGAGCAACATCTGTGATGATAGGCTGGAAAGCACTCTGGCTCGTCGCTCGTGTGTCGCCCAAGTTACCTACACCCAATATATTCGGCTGACCGGTGGCTTCCGTCCTCACCGGGATGAGACTTGTCGTAAATACAATGCTGCTTATCGGAGACCAAAGACTGTCCGTGCTCTTGTAATCTTGCGTATTTACCCAATAAACCTTCTGCTGTGAAAGAGGCACATAGCCTAATGGCGGCACACCACTGTAAGGTGGGATTCGGTAATCAACAATATTCTGGTAGAACTTGTTGCGGAACAAGATTTCATTTGTATATCCCTCTGGCGTTGGAGTCAATCCGGGGATATCAAGGCGATTCCAATAATAATTAGCAAAGTTGGCAAACAGACCGTACATATTTGTATTGAAGAAGAGTCTGAGTGTTGGAGCAGTCATTGGGACGGCAGTTGGATTGATGTTCCACTGAAGGGGTACAACACCGGGCGGTGTACCCAATACTGGCGCAACAGCAATATAAGGCACACCAAGGTAAAATACAACCGCTCCAGCCAAGTACGCCGTCGTGTTGCTCCACTGCTGACTCACAAAAGGCTCAAGGCGAGTTCCAAAGCCATCGCTATCGCCAAAAATGCTAAAGAGTGGCTTTTGCTCTTCATTAAAAATCATCTGGGGCGTATTCACATTCGCTTGGAACGCCGCAAAACTGGCGTATGGAAACGGGCTTGTCGTGCCAGAAGCCGTCCAAGCCGCTTGAAACTGCGCAAAGGTGCCTTGATTTACTCCACCAGCACCCACCGTTCCAGTGTTGTGTGCGGCATCAAATGTCTCATTTACCAAGTCAATCCAGTGTTGATAAGTATAAACCCAATAATAGCGCGTAGATAGGTTTTGCTCAATAACTGGGGTGCTCGGAACGGGAGCAAGACTCAGATTCTGAGTTTCTGTTTCATATACAATGTATGTTGGGTCTGGTGCGACTGCTATATCTACTTGACCGGTTGCTGTTGCCCAACTTTGTTGGTAAGAAATCGCAACGCTGTAGTTTGTGAGATTAGGGTTGTTCTGAGCATTACCAGTCTGGATGTTAGGTATGAAGAGTGGCAAATCACGGTTAGCACCATTCATTGAAAACCGGATGATTGAAAAATGATATTTGCTACAGTCCTTCAGCAGAGCAGTATCACGAGTTTCATTGAACCGAATCAGTGGGTCTGGTGGTGCTAATCCGCTTGCTGGGAGGTCATCAGTTAAATTGTTAATTATGTCTGCGTTGAAATACACATAGTCGGGTTCATCTACAGTGCCGCCTATAGTCATAAAATTGCTCCGGTAGGACATTTCTATATTACAGACACATTTATTTTCTAATTTTATCAAAGGTCACACCAGAAACAAAGTCGTCTGCGCTCAATCTACTGGTATCTATGGCTGCTTTATACTTGTCCAAATCATAGGGTGCGTAGAAAAGTCGTACTGCGGCGTGACGACCGCAAGTTGCGACTGACGGTTTTGAAGACTGAAATGCGTGTGTATTGTAATAGACTGGTTTTCCACTTGCCCGAAGCAAGTTTGTCAGCATTGGGTAAGCAATATTTAGTTGTTCAAGCCGTGATTGACTTAATCCGTCCTTTTGTGCCTCCGGGGGTTCTCCATAAGGGTCAAAGAATTCAATCCCATCGCGCTTCTTAATTAATGCTGTCCAATGACCAATTGTCGGTGCCGCGTTAGGAAATAAAAGTATTGCGCGACCCTTAGCATCAAACAATTGGTCTGCGTTGCTCAACGATTCAAGTTGTGGGTAATTCCATATCTTTATATCGTCGCCCAATAACTTTTTTATATCATCGTCCCCCAATGGGTATTGCTTTACTTTTGCTATGCCTCCGCGCTCCATTCTACTATGTTATTTTTATTAAGCCATAAGAGAATGAGTTTTGGATATCCAGTTTGGTCGCCCTATACTACATACAATGGTGGTGATACTGTAGGTTATAATGGACTGGCTTATGTCGCTAATGCGATTGTGAGTGAGACTGCGCCACTTCCGGCAAACGCATTTTGGTCGTTAATTACGCCGACTGGTGGTGGTGGGGGTGGTGGCGATGTGACTCAATGGTCTACATATCCAGCCGTAAGCGATGTTACGATTGCTACCTACAATATCACTGATGTAGCACGGACAGACACGGGCATTGTTAGAGTTGGAACGATTGACCCAGAATTGGGCGGTACCTTTGTGAATGTGAGTGTTGATTTGAGTGGCGCGAGCGACATTACTGCTTTCGGAGATGTAATTTCAGCATTTAGCACTTCAAACAATAGTTTGAATAATGTTTGTGACCGTGCTGCTGGAATAGTATCTTATAATCCCGGAAGTCGCCTAACGACTTTTGAAAACGCAACTCCGCCTTTTATTGGCGGTCAAGGCTTACAAGTCAATGGCGATGTGAGCGCTTTGTTTGATGTGACTTCGTCCAGTGGAAATTATAGTCTCAATACACTCGGAAGATTGTTGCCGGGTCTGTTGGCTAAATTGGACAGCGTAATGGTTGGTACTATAATTCCCACGACTGTATCTTACAGTTCTGTAATAACTCCAAGCAGTTGGGTACCAGACCAGTCCCCTCCAGAAGCCGGTGGGATAGATAACGGATGGCGATTTACAAAGGCTTCCGGTGGCGGTGGCGGCACTAAGAAGATGAACTGGTATCCTTATAATCCAGTATATGGTCAGTCGTTGCCATATACGCTCCCAGTGGGAACTAACTTCCTTAAAAACCAACTGGAAGCACTTTGGATTGTAATAACACCAACAATCAACATCAGTGTCCAAGGTGTTATTTTCTTTAACATATATACTTACGATTACGATAGTCCTCCTACGCCTCCAGCGTTTTTTAACAATCGTTGGGATTATTGCTGTAATAACTTAGCACTACCTTTAACAACCGGTGGCTTAACTCTCCAAAGCGGATTTAAGTACTTGTTGTGCTGTGTAGATGCTGATAAGATTGTTGCCACACCCGGGTTATTAACTTCAATTACGAATTGTAATGGACAATTCCCGTCTCAAACGCAGACTACTAAATTGCGAGACCCGATTGATGTCCATACTGATATTCCACACATTACAATGACCGCTGTTGCTTTATCTACTGGAACCGACCCATCTCCTCCTTTAGACCCATCACAAGTTTATGTCAGTCAATTTGCCATATCAACAACAAGCAGCAGTGTTGTGGCTGGCTTAGACTTTACGATTCACTCAATTGGCTACAGAGCGAATGGAAACAGTGTTGAATATGATTTGGTATATCCTTGATTTCAAACGATTTTGTTTAGCCTAATATATTATGAGTGCCTCTCAACTCCTTGCTGGTAGCCCGGCGGCGGTTGTAACTCCTATTAATGTACAAAGCATTGTGGCGGATGTTGATGGGGCTTTCACAATACAGAATGAAAATGCCGGTGCTGGGGCAACCGTACAGATTGAATGTTTGGGTCAAGCCGGCATCAACATTCAAGCGGTTGGAGGAGGCAATATTAGTTTTGATGCTCCCAACGGTTTTGTAGATATGCTTGCTACTCAAGCACAAGTGGGTCGCACTGATGCTGTGGGCGACGCTAACTTATTGTTACAAACTCAGAATGTAGCAACGGATGTAATTGCGTTTTCGTTAACAGTTGGGGGCACCGCTGTTCCCAACGCTGCGCCGCAAAATAAACTATCTCTCTATTCGTATGTGAATGGAGCCTTTGGAGACCGATTCTTTACTACCGGTAACGCCGGTGCTGCTACTCCCGGACACGGCACACTGAACTTTACTCCAGCACAGTGCGGTACAGCGGTTGTTGCTGTTGGACAATCTTCCATTGCCGTGCCGCTTGATATTATTACAGCCAACTCAATCGTTTTGGCTTCCATTTCTGGAAATGCCGCTGTAGATGCTACAGCGACCGCAGTTTCAAACATTGTGATTAATGCTGGAGTTGGTTTTACTGTACAACTCAACGCCAACGCCACGGTCGCGCGAACCGTTCATTGGTGGATGCCGCGATATGATAATCCCTAACCGAGTTTATAATCTCTTGCTATATCTGCGTCTGCTGTATAAAATGTCTTGCCTTTAGCGATGAAAGAATATACACGCGCCATTGCCCATTGAGGGCTACTTAGGCGGGCGCTGCGTGGTGCGGACGGGTCTTTGCTAAAGTCACTCTTCAGCCGTATGCTCCTCCAGTTGGACTTTGCTGCCCCCAGTCCCCTTTGATAAACTTTCTGTAATGCTTCCAACGGTAGGTCTGTTAATTTCGCCAACATCGGAACCGACAATTGAGAGTCTTGGGGCAGTCCTAGTACTTCCAACACGATTTGTCGGTTTGTCTTCATTTGCTTTTGCTTTGGCATAAGAAAGTAAATCTGGCACTGTGCGTGATGGACTCATCGGCACTGTTGTACCATAAATTTCTATATGTTCAAGTCCGTTCGTTTCTTCTGGTTTAGAAAGGTCTTTGTATTCGGGCTTATCAAACTTCCTTTTGAACGCCTTTACAACTTCTGGGGGTATTAAAGGAGCAACTTCAGCCATACGGTCGTAAGAATCTTTGGTGTATTTGAGTAAATCAGCCGGAGTCATTCGCTCGTGTCGTGGAAGCGAGCACTGGACTGAAAGGAAGCGATAGAGTTTGCTATACTGTAATGCTGCGATTCGGTGTGCCTCAGACCGTGCCGCCCATTTGAAGTAGGAGGCAATTGTGCTAAGTATAGCGGTAATAAGGGCAATAATGCCAACGCAAACTGAAGCAAAAGGGCTATCACCGAAAAGAGAACTTGAGCCAATACTGACTGAGCCATTTAATACACCTAATATAATGACTGGTAAATCTGAGTAATTCTTAAGCGCACTATATCGCTCTTGTGCTTTCTTGTGTAACCAACTTAATCCGTGTGCTTTCTCACCGGTGTCAGCAAAATACTTTTCCAGACGCGAGTTCCATTCAATCGTATTACTGATTTCAGCCATCTAACTGCTATTTAAAGAGGAGACATAATTTTTGGCAGCGCTGTCTTTAGATAGGGCTTCTAAGAGATAATCAAACGGCGTTGAGGCTTTGACTGGCGCTGACTCGGGAGGAGAAACAGTGACTTTGTTGTATGCGTCCTTTATGGTCTTTAGTATTTCTTCTCGCTTTGGCTCATCAAAGTACTTCACTAACAAAGCAAAGAAATCATCGCTTACGAGTTGAGGAGGATAACAATAAGTACGAACAAGATTATCAATATAATCTTCAACCCACAGTGCTGTAATGCTATCAGCGACCTTCAATTCCAACAGTTTCTTGGCTGTGCCTTTGCTGATGCGAGGCTTTGGCTTTTTAACTACAACTGGCTTTTCTTCTTTGATTGGTTTCAAAGGACTTGTCATCATTCTCTAACAATTAATGACATTAAATGCTCTTAAAAAACGCAAAGTTAGTAAATAAGTCTGAAATCTGGGAATTTGGGAAAGTGGGAATTTGGGAACTCTACTCAACGGGGTTTCAGAAAGTTGGGCTGGGAGGGGAGGCTGGCTGGCTGGCTTTCCCGTTTGAGGGGCTGACTGAATTCCAGAATTCCCAAATTCCCAGTTTTTTTAGGTTTTTTACACTGCGTAAAGAATGCCCGATTAAATCCTCCAGACTTAGAAATGACCGACTGTATGAATAAACTCTCTGCTGACTTGAAGTCCAAATGTGGTCTTGCTGATGAAACAGTGTCTGCTTACCTCAAAGCACTTGTGGAACTAAACAACAATACGCCACTGTTGAACCTCGGCTTTCTTAAATCCACAGACGCAATGGCAAAGTTGTTGGAACCTCACCCCGAAGAAACTAAAAAAGCAATACTAACCGCAATCACCACCGTATTAAGTCTGACCAAAGATGCGCCTAATTTCAAACGAGTTTATACACATTACTATCGCTTGTTAAACCCAAGGAAGGTTGAAAAGCCCAGTTTGACTTGGGATGATATCTTGAAGAAACGAGCATCTTTAGTACTTGACCCATATTTGGCTCTTAAAAGTCTATCTGAAGAGCAGAAGTTGGGTCTTCTGAATCTACTTGTAGTTAGCCTTTACACAGATATTGAACCTCGTCGGAATCAAGATTATCTCTGTATGAAGGTCGTGAAGGAGTATATCAAAGATAAGCACACTGAGGACAACTACTTATGTTTGTCTTCAAGCAAAATGATATTTAATAAGTTTAAAGCACGAAAGGCTTTTGGGCTTCAAACAGTTGATGTCCCTCCGGTGTTAATGACAGTGTTAAATGCGTGGTTGAATCATCACACTGACTGGAAGAAAAATAAAAAGTCTAACACACCAACGCTACTCTTTAATTTTCAGTCGCCCAACTCTATCACACGAATCTTAAATAAGGTCTTGGGCAAAAAGGTCGGGAGTGCGTACCTAAAGAGCATTTATCCAAAGGAGACAGTGACTGGATAGTCACTAATCCTAATCTTGCCCGATGAAACTGCTTTGGGTTTGCGACCGGGCTTTTTCTTAACGGGTGGCTCGGGATTACTTGGCTTTGCTGGGGTCTCAAAGTCCTTATAACTAAAGATTTTTTTTGTCTGAATAACCTTTGGCTGCTCAGACATTTGCCTATCTAATTTGCGAAAATAATATTCTGGGTCAAGACTAATCCGCATACGCCGTTGGCGAGCCATTATAAATTAAAAGCATCTATTCTTTAGCATTCATCGCTATCCTTAGCCGGAGCATCAATGTCCAATTTGCCACGCATTATCAATCGCAAGTTATAGATATCAGAATCTTTGCTTTTGATTCGGTCTTTTAGTTCCTTAATAGTTTCTTCAGCCGCGGCTAGGTCATTGCTACGCTTAGCAACCAAAGCACGCGTGCGACGCAGTGAATTGAGAACATTATCAATCATTGTTTGAAGTGAAGGAGGTGTTTCACCTTCATCTAGGTTTTGTGCTTCTATTAGTTTTGAAAGCGTTTCTTCGGGAATTGTAGGCGCTCGTCCAGCCCCAGTTGAAGTAGAAACTCTTGCTCCACTTAAATCAACTGCGGTAGGCGCTGGCGCTGAATAGCAAAGAATGAGGTGCGTTTCACTCCAGTTTCTAAACTCAACTTCACTATCTTTCATTTTTGCGTTAGCAATGAAAGGACGCTCACGGCAAGAAGGACACGCGGCAGCAATAACCTTTCCGTCCGCTCCACGCTTTACGCACAATTGACCATAACGAGTTTTATCCTCCGCGCTCATATTTGCGTTGAACCACTTTATATGTTGTTTATTAGTCATATGATGCGCAAAGCGGTCTGAACGGACTCCAGTTTCTGCGCACACCGGACAAGTAAAGACGCTTTTAATGCCAGCCATTCTTCTGGGAATTCTGGAATTTGGGAACAGCAGTCCGCACTGTCAATTTTTTGGCGACCACGGGCAAAAAATTGACGCGTTTGACGCCGAATTTTTGTCCATCATTAATTTGGCAATGGAGATTGAAAACTGGAAAACGGTTACTAGTTATCCCGACTATGAAGTATCTGACTTAGGACGAGTTCGGCGCAAAAAAACCGGTCGGATTCTTAAGCAACAAAAGGTTGGTACAACTAACGAAAAAAGTGAAAGTGAAGTAAGAAATTATGTTTCCGTCCGTCACAACCTTAAATCAAAACTTGTACAAGTAGCAAGACTCGTCGGTTTGGCATTTGTCTATAATCCAGACCCAGCAACTAAAACAATTGTAGACCATATTAATACTCGCAAACAAGATGATAGAGCCATCAATTTGCGTTGGGCGACACCTAGCGAAAATTCTTGGAATCAAAAGAAGAAGAGCAATAACACAAGCGGATACAAAGGAGTTTCTTACAGACCAAAATTAGATAAATATACTTCTGCGATTTGTGTCAAATATAAAACGACACACTTAGGTACATTTAAGACCGCTGAAGAAGCATATAAAGCATACTGCGATAACGCTAAAAGATTATTCGGAGAATTTGCTTGCTTTGAGTAAAAAATCAAAATTGACAGTTTTTGACCGTTTTTCCCCCAGCCTTGACAAAAAATTGACGCGGTCCAACACTTCCGACCAGTCACTCAGATTGAGATGCCGACTTTCACTGAGCGCGACAACTTTGGATGCTGGATTCGCGTTGCCGTCGTTGAGAATATTGAGGCTTTAAATGACACTGAATTCAAAACGACATTCAAAACCGAAGTACTTGAAAACCACAACACATTGTTTGACTATGTCAATGAAGAATTAATGCCTCTTGAGTTTCCAGATTGGGACATCAATCGCGCCATCTGCGTTGCGATTCTGAACACCATTGACTGGTGCGAGTTGCTTGAAGACATTAAAGGAGACATTGAAAATGAGGACGAATGCTCTTAACGGTTAATGACCATTGTTTGTATTTTTTTAAGCATTATTATATCGGTTTCTGGTGGCAGTAAAGAGGTTACTTTGGTCTTCACTTGCTGTGATTACTACTGCTTGGTTTGGATTTAGTTGGACTGCGTGGTATGTTACGCCCGGAGATGATTGAATTACAATCCAAATATTATCAACACCATTTGTATTAGCAAATGTGTTAGTATATCCTCGTGTTAGAGTATCACCATTATAAATAATAGCCACTCCTAAATCTGTACCAGTACCCTCTGGTACTGCCGCACAACTATAGTGTTGATTATATCGCCCCATATTGATTGGTAAAGGATTTGCTAAGTTATAAGTTAATGGAGTTGTTGATACTTTACCATTAATCGCACTTGAACTGCTGACTACTGGCACTGCTGGATTAGAATTATCAACAGTGATGTTTGTGCCGGCACCAATTCCGGTCAGCGTACCACCGCTGCCAGTAGCACTAATTGTATAGTTAGATGGTGACCCAGTGATGCTTACACCAGTACCGGCTGTAAGAGCCAGCACGCCATCATTTTGGACAGTAGGATTTTGAGCCGTCCCACCAATTGTAATCCCAGTTCCAGCACTAGTAACTGAAAGTACGCCATCATTTTGGACAGTAGGATTTTGAGCCGTCCCACCAATTGTAATCCCAGTTCCAGCACTAGTAACTGAAAGCACGCCATCATTTTGGACAGTAGGATTTTGAGCCGTCCCACCAATTGTAATGCCAGTTCCAGCACTCGCCACGGACAGCACACCGTCATTTTGAACGGTTGGTGCGGATGCCGTCCCACCTATTGTAATGCCAGTTCCAGCACTCGCCACGGACAGCACGCCAGTGTTGCTCACGGTAACCGTACTGGTACCACTTACAGAAATGCCAGTCCCCGCAACAATGCTACTTACTGCGCCGCCGCCTCCAACTTGTGTCCAATATAATGGACTTATATTGGGCTGATTATTAGTTGTAGTTTGAAGAGATTGCCAAAGAGCAGAAGCATAACTTACAATTTCGTCTGCCGGATAAGTTGTTGCCGGATTCCATTGAGCATAGCCACTCATTTCTACTAAGGCTTTCTAATTATTTGTTAGAAGTGTAGAATTTCAGCGTTTTTCTGACTTATCATAAACTGAGGAAATCCTTTCGCATAGCACAACCAACGACTGCCTAAACGACGATGGCGCTTCAAGTCGTCCTCTTCAACACCTACATAGTTCTTAAGAAGGTAACTAAGCGCGTGATACGAAGTGCTGAGAGGATAAACAACAATATGAGTAGCCTCGTTAAGTAGCAATCGTGTTTTCTTATAGTTCGTAAGATAGTGTGATAAACATAGCATAGTTGTGTTTGAATGACGACCCATAATCGCAAGGTCATCTACAAGTTTGCTAATTACTTTCTCTGCTGGTCCGGTTAAAGTATCATAGTCGTCAAATATCACCATACAATCCTTAAACTCATCCAAGTCGGGGTAGTCATCAATGAAGGATTGAATATTAACACGCTTGAGGAATTTAAGAGCATCCAGAGTGTCATCTTTATCTAATTTACTGATTAGATAGACTCCACGGTCTGGAAATAATTTGTGGTAGTAATGTGCTAACTGCTTCGCTATCCACGATTTGCCACTGCCACTTTGTCCAGCAATGTACCAGACTTCACGCTTCTTAGGGTCTGGGTTCGGGAGCAATTCAAACAGCCCACTGTCGTCCAACTCAACAGTTTTGTCGCTGCTTTCGTCCTTCAATATACGCTTATAAAGGTCTTTGACTTCAGTGCCAACGCCAGACAGTTCGTCTTCCTTCATTCCTTTAGCCAATGCTTCGTCCATTGTAGCAAATGCGCGAGTGCGTTCAGCTGGTTTCATCCCTTTGAGTTCATTTACATACTTTGACCGGGCAACAGTGGCAGTCGGTTTCTTGCCGCCGATAGTACCTTCGTGTAGATATAAAATCTCACCATCATAATGTCCGCCCGCTACTCTTGCTATGGGTCGTGCGCCCTTTTCATTACTAAATGACAGTGAAGGCATCTTCTATGATGGTGAGATTTTTCATTTCTCAAAATTTAAATTTCGTCGGAGCGTACTTTTGGATTTCTGTAGAGACTAAATACTTCTCCTTGTAACTTATTCGGTACGATTTCTCCATAAGGTTTATAGAGACTTTCAAGACTGCGATTCGCAGATTTTATTATTTCAAGTCTCTTTTTAAGACCACCTAATTCAGTCGCTATACCACCTTCATTAATAATTGCTTTCGTAGTAAATCCAACATCATTAAACCGAAGGACACCTCCGTCATTCTTATAATATATTATTGTTTTTTCAATATCTTCTGCTACACTATTGTTAATTTTATAATCATATTTAGGCTCTTTTTGGTTTATATAGCCATTGATAGGACCAACAATAAGTCTTAAATCTGTTGAATAACCGGGAGTCATCAAAAATGGATTAGAAACTTTATTCACTCCCCAGAGATTAAAATTTAAATCTTTTAATTTTCTAAACGCCGATGTAAAAAACTCACTTAGATTAATTTCACGCTTTTTATGGCTTCCTTTTCCACCAACCTTTTCAAAAACTGACTTTACATCGTCGTCCATTCTAACAATAGGCTTACCTTTAGGGTAATAATTAGAGATAAATCGCAACTGATTTAAAAGTCCTTTTTTTCCCATTGTTATTTCATAATTATCGCCAAATGCTTCTTTGTATTTTTCCATTTCATCTTTATTAGCAACGAATATTTGTATTTTAGAATTTGGGACACCTTGTCTTTTAAGAGTTGATAGAGTCTGTGTTCTTAATGTTTCTACACGGTTATAAGAAGGGATAGCAACTATCCACTCATTATTTTTTTTTTTTGCTCGTAACCGGCACCTTTAATTGGTGGCAGTGCTCCTTTTAACTCTCCAGACATAATTGCCTTAGTGTTGTCTTGTAGGTACTTTGCCAACATATCACCTAATTTTGATAGTGGCTCAACCATACTCTTCTGGGGCAACTTTGCTATACGCTTAATTTCGCCTATGACCTCATTTTCGTGCTTAAGATAATCCGTGAGGCTGTATATTGTGCTTAGGCGATTAACAAATTGGTCTAATTCATATCGGACAACATCCATTGGTACATTTGAATAACCATCAAGAAGATTAGTTAGAGTTCCTATATCTCCAACAACGTGATAGAGTCGTCCTAAATCTGAATTTAAGAATGGAGTTAATTTCTTAACGGTGTCAATGTCATTGGTAAATTTAGCGTAAGCATATCGGCGTTTAAGTACTTTAAACCAGTTGCCTTCTGCGCTGTATGCGAGGATGGCTTCTTTGAGCGATTGCCCAATATCAATCTTATCTGGGTTAAGCACTTTGCCGTTATTTCTAAATTCATAGATTACACTAAAGTCCGTAAAGCGATTGCGTTGTACAAGTCCAATGACATCCATCTTACTGATTGTTGGAGACGAAAAGGCTTCTTCAAGGGTCATTGTGCGTTTGTCGCGCAATACCTTGGCGTTCTTTAAGACCTCGGGAGGAGTCCAACGCACAATGTGGAATTTGATTTTTTGTTTAGCAAGGAGAAACTCGGAAATGGAAGGAGAATTCTTAAGCAACTCTTTGGCGTCTTTTGCTTCGGCTGCGCTGATGATTTTTTTGGTCAGTAATTCATCAACGCGAGCCTTACAAGCAGTAGAATTGTAGTTATTTATTTTGCCATCAATCACGACTGCTGACTTCGGAATGACTCTCCACTCTTCAACGCTGCCGGCTTTAATGTCTCCAATCCAAACATTCTTAAGAGACTTTAGTTTCTTGATATTTGCTTGAAAGCGTTGTTTGAGATAAGACAAAGCATCATCATCGCTTTTCTCTTTGAGTTTAACAACTTCATATCCATCATAATCACCAGCATACTGTTGCGAACGAATGCTCATAGAACCAACAATGTTAAGTCCTTTGCCGAAGGACATTGCGTCCAGAATTTCAACAGCATCTGAAGGATAATTAGTAGGGTATTCTTTACTTAAAACAATTGGGTCTCTTGTTTTCTTAACCATCTTATTAAGGAATGGGAATTTTGGAATTTTGTTTTTAATGACCCACTCAACCGGGGAGGAGCATCAGAGGCTGGGTGGTTCTGGGAGGCTAAGGCTGAATGAGCCGTGAGTGCTGACCAGAATTCCAGAATTCCCAAAACCAAAAAACACAGTGTTTTTTGGGAGCAATGCTCATTGTTTGTATTCTTATTCATCGTCTTTGAAACCGTGCTTTCGTCGGCACACAGCACAACTCCATTTGTCTTCTCCCCGCTCACGGGCGTGTGCTTTAACACCATCAAGGCAAGTTTTACAGTAGAAATGTCCGCAGTTTGTAATTTCAAGTGATTCTGTTTCAATAAATTCCATACAGATGGGACACTCCCACTTCTTACGGAGTTCAGTACTCAAAGTCCGGAGTTCTCCTTTAATGTGTTCTGGGATGGTTTCATCTGCTACAGTTCGTGTAATGATGTTGTAGTGAGTGTGTGCTGCTTCAATTTCAAAGTGTATGGTTTCATAGTACTTAGCCCACGCGAATTTGGTTTTCTTGTTGGCGTAATTTAACTTTGCGGTAAGGCTCTCAATGGTCACGGGACGACGAGCAGCCATTGTTTGAAAGAAAGGAAATCACAAGTTCGCCAGTCAATTTTTTGTCCCCGGTGTCAATTTTTCCCATTTTGGACCTTTCAATTTTTTTCAATGCGTTAATTACGGATGGTAAAAATCTCCCGACACAGAAAATGAGCGTCGTCGCCCACGACCCCCGCGCCGCAGACTTTGCCTTTGGACTTGCTGGTGAGAAAGCCGTCATTCACCGCATAGCAGATTATCTTGGTACTCCAGTCAAACTCAGTGGCGGAGTTAATATCTTGGATGTTCATTCAGACACTAAGATGGGGGAAATTAAATCTCGTCGTTATAAATCAACAGCATTCAATGATTGGATGATAGGGTTAAACAAGATAGAAGAGATGACTAATCCAGACATTCAATACACTATATTCTTTAATTTGCCAGATGGTCTATTTGCTGTACCGTATAATGAGGAGCAATTTAGTACTTTGATTCCGCGCGACTTTCTGCGTGAGCGTGGTTACGCTTACGACAAAGTTCAATCGGTAATTTATATTCCTCGTGATTGGTTTATTCCGGTTCCGTAAATCGCTTAGCATATTCAAGAGCCATTAAAGGAGTATGTCCCATAATCTTTGCGCTTCCAACAATGTCATTTAAGTCATCACTCGTGTCAATGTGGGATGAGTTATAAGAGTGCCGTAGCATCTGAACGCCGAATTTCTTTCCAGTGGTTTCTTCCATTAACTGTCGTAAATAAACTCCAAGATTTGCTTTGGTCATAGGTTTGCCATAATTATTAAGGAGCAGAGTTGTTGTATCAACTTTAGCATCTTGTTTGAGTTGCTGGAATTTGCGGAGTATCTCTGCGAGTTGTGGGGGAGCATCATATACATTAACGCCGTGAGATTTTGCTGTTTTATAAACTGGCATAATGAATTTGGCTTTTGACTTTGTGAGGAGCAATGTATTGACTGTTGGATTACCGGATAATTTACTGACTACAACTAATGGAGCATAATCTACACGCACTGGTGGCAAAAGGACATAGAGACCCATTACAACTAATTTCTGATACTTCAACCATTCTGTACTTCCAACAGATGCCTTGAGTTTATTGAATGCTTCAACGATTGATTTCCAAGGCACATAAGCAGCCGTTTGTTTTTCAGATGGTTTGCGAGAGCGGCTTGCGGTCGTGAGTGCTTCGCGCAACTTCGCGTTAGCAGTACAATATGCTTTTTCAGCCTTTGAATATGAGTCATATCCTTGTTCAACCAGCGATTTACAAATTGCGCATAAAGCACCTATTCGCGTCTGTCTGCTATTTTCACTGTCTGGATATAATTCATTGATTGCTTGTATAACTACTTTGTGCTGACGCAAAAATAATAAATCGTCATTTGATTTGCCTAGATGCGAACGCAATTTATTAAGTAGCGTTCGCTTCTGTTCGGTGGTTGCTTTTGTGTTAGTATGTCCAGAAGGTGGTAGGAATGGGTCGCCCATTTATTTGGCTGGAGATGTTAATTCGGTCTTAGATTGCGCTTTGGCTGCCTTCTTTTTTTCGTACCAGCGTCGCTTGCGCTCACGCTCCTTTTCGTTGCCTCCATTTTTCTTGGGGCGACCAGCGGTCTTTGACTCGGGGGCGACTACCGTGCTTTCAGATTCAGATGCCGGCACTTCATTGTTAGATACGATTAGAGTTGGACGCGCAGTTGCTGTATCAATAGTGATATATCTTGCTCCATCGTCAATAGCCTCAATGACACCATTCAATTCGTCAATCCGGGATTTAAGTTTTAGATTTTGCTCTTCAAGTTTGCGTACGCGTTCGCACAGAGCGCGGACTACAACACTGTGGTCTTCCATTTGGTTATCTACAATGGTAGGCAAAATATACCAGTCAATTTTGTCCGCACCGGGACAGAAAAATCAAAAATAGCGGATTGGTTTTTTTTTGGACGCTACTTTTGATTTTTTTGTTGTTTTTTTTGGTTTTCATTGCCACTCACTCATTGTTGGCAAACACGAACTGGCTGGTCATATATATATTACTGCTAGTCACATATATATTGTTGCTAGTCATATATATAGAGAGGAAAAATTTTCCTATATGGGGGGTCAAATGATTAGACAGTCCGAAAAAAAATTGAAAGGTGTCACCCGGGTAATCTGGGTCACTGGGTCTAAATAATCATATCTGACTGAGCCACCCACTCGGTTTAGACCTTTCAATTTTTTCGGACTGTCTAATCATTTGACCCCCTATATAGGGAAAAATTTTCCCCTCTATTTTTTTGCTATTCGCTATAGGAGGGGTGGGGGGGGGGCTGGCTGGTCATATATATATTACTGCTAGTCACATATATATTGTTGCTAGTCATATATATAGAGGGGAAAAATTTTCCTATATGGGGGGTCAAATGATTAGACAGTCCGAAAAAAATTGAAAGGTGTCACCCGGGTAATCCGGGTCACTGGGTCTAAATAATCATATCTGACTGAGCCACCCACTCGGTTAAGCATCCTTTCAATCCTTTCAAAACTTTCTTTCTTTCCTTACAATGGCATCTCCGTCCTTTCCGTCCGCGGCGAAGTGGTTTCACGAGCGTGTGCTAGAGGAGTTCGCCGTGTTCTTTGAAATTGACGACGACATCCGAGCCGTCGCTGCCAAACTGACAACGGTGTTTCACACCAAGATGAGCGAGGCAGAGAAGGAGACGGAGGAGGCAGTAGGCGAGGTTGAGGCGCTGACTGTCAAACTGGAGGAGGCAGAGAAGGAGCGCGACCGCGCGAAGGCTGAACTGACCGACGCGATGGCTGAGATTGAGATGCTGAAGAGACAGCCGGAGAAGACAAAGAAGACAAAGAAGACAGTTGAGACTGTGGATGTGCCAGAGCATCTGACTGTTAAGGGCGCGCCGACTCTGACCTTCACCAACACACGGCTCGCCAATGAGGCAAAGAAGTATGCTGCCGAGTTGGGCGCTGTTCTAGTGGATGGCGAGACCGTGTTCCGCAATGCCAAGAAGGGTCTGACATACACCGCAGTCGTGTTCAATTTCACGACTCATCTGGAGTTCCGTTCTGCGCTGGGCACATTCCACAACGCCAACCTATTCACCAACGCGTGTCTGGCTGACACCCGAGTCCGCGATGGCAAGACCGGTTTGTCCAATCCGAGCGAGAATGGCTACATCAAGTGCCACGTGGTGCGTGACGGAAAGGATGTCCATTTGCGAGACTTGATTGAGGACGACAAGATGCGCGAGGCGCGAGAGAAGGCGGCAGAGGCACGGCGTGCGCTTATGGCAATGAAGAAGGCAAAAGCAATGGGCGAGGAGCCAAAGAAAAAGAGCGTGAAAGCATTGCCGAGTGCCGACAGCGACAGTAGGTCAGAAGAAGAGGAGGAGGCACCGAAGCCAAAGCCGAAGCCAGTCGCAAAGGGCATTGTGCCGACGGTTGCGAGTGTGAAGCCAGCAAACGGTGGTGCCGGTCGTGAGCCAGAATCAGACAGTGATGAGTCCGAATCTGAGGAGGAAGATTGAAACTGGGAATTCTGGAATTGTGGCAAGGAGAGCAGAGTGAAACGGGGATTGTGAGCCAAGGGCATCAGTCGGCAGCGTGAGATTGCGTGAAGCGTGCGTGCGTGAAAACAAAATTCCA